CATTTGCAAAATGAATAATTGGTACGAATTTCAGAATGAAGCAGAAAGTGCAACTGTTGAGATATCTATCTATGATGAGATAGGTGATTATGGCACATCTGCAAAAAGATTTATAGACGACTTAAAATCGGCAGGTGACAAGGATATAAACATCAGAATGAACTCCGTAGGTGGTAGTGTTTTTGATGGACTTGCAATCTACAATGTTTTGCGTTCACACAGAGGATATGTCAATGTTAAGATTGAAGGACTATCTGCATCAATAGCTAGTATTATTGCCTTAGCAGGTGACAATATAGAGATGGCAGAAAACGGATTCTTTATGATACACAATCCTTTTGGCAAGTCTGCAGGTGGTGCAGATGATATGCGTAAGACTGCCGATTTACTCGATAAAATCAAGCAAGAGCTTGTGTCTATCTATTCCAACAAAACTCAACTTTCAGAGGAGACAATATCGGATATGATGGATAAAGAGACTTGGCTGACAAGTCAAGAGGCTAAAGAGATGGGTTTTATAGATACTATAACAGAGCCTATCAAAGTAGCTGCTAGTTTTAACTTTTCAAAGTTTACTAATGTAGATGAAAAAGAAGTTAAAAATAGATTGGAACTAATTAGTAATATTAAGAAAACGAAAATGACTGACGAATTGAAAAATTGGTTTAACGGTGTTAAGGAAGAAATCATTAACGCTGTGAAGGGAGAAGGCGTAGCTGAAGCCCCTGCTAATGAGGAAGTTTCCGTTGTTCTTTCTGATAACGAAGAAGTTGTAAACAAACTTACAGACTTGTCAAACGAGAAAGAAGAACTATCAAGCATCATTTCTGACAAAGAGGTTTCTATCTCTGAGTTAGAAAACAAGGTGTCTGAATTAGAAGCTGAATTAGCGAAGCTAAATGCTACAGAAACTAAAGTAGAGGCAGATAATGACCCTGCAATTAACGAAGCAGATGTTGTGGTTAATGAGTGGGATGTTTTTGCTAAATCATTATTAAAATAATAAATTAAAAAACTATGGCGACTTTAACAAGTGCAAATTTACCTACAGTTGAAAAATATGATGTAAGTAAATCAATAATTGAGCCTCTATTTATGGGGCAAGACTATATGTCTTATATGGATGTAATGCCTAATGTATCAGGAACTATCGTTATTGACAAGTTCAAACAATTAGGTGGAATTACAGGAGCTCTTGCTCCTCTTGGGGCTTTCTCAGGAGCAGCAGGTGAAATAGGTGATACAATAACGATAACTCCTGTTCGTAGAGAAGCAGAGGTTGCGTTTGCAGGTAACGCTTTATACAACAAAATCAAAGGACAACTTATGAGAGGTGGTCACGAATTTGATAATGTTGATGGAACAGTTGTTAAAAACATTTTATTAGACCTAATCGGACAAGGCGTTAAGTCTGACTTCAACAAGCAGTTGTGGTTATCTAGTGCTGCAGGTGGTACAGGTGGTTTTGACCAATTTGATGGTTTGTTTGATGCAGCTTTTAATGTAACTGCTAACAAATTAAATAGAGGTAGTTTTACTCCTGAGCAGACAACTGATGCTGCTTTAGATAGTGGATATGGTTTAAAAATTATGAAAGGTTTATATGACATTGCTTCTCCTGAATTGTTAGAAGCAGGAAATCATGTTTACTTTGTATCAGGTGATATTGCTGATGATTATATGGCGCAAACTCTTGAAGGCTCAGGATATGCTGCTGCAGGATATGGTGCTTTGGTTAATGGTGTTCAGCAATTAACTTATAGAGGTATTCCTATTATTGTTCGTAGAGATTGGGATGTGGCTATCGCTTCTAATGTTGGAAACATTAACGGTGCTTCTAACGCTGCTGAAACTCACAGAGCTATGTTGACTACTAAAGATGCTTTTGTTGTTGCTACTGACTTCAACGAAAACTCTGTAGAGCAATGGTATTCTAACGATAACAAAGAGTATCGTTTTAGAGTGGCTTACTCTGTAGCTGTTGCTTTGAAAGATGCTAAATTAGCTACTTACTATACGCCTGATAATATGGCATAATAATTTAGGGGGATGAAATACTCCCCCTAATAATTTTTAACACAATAAAACCAAAATAAAATGGCAATAGAAAAAATTAGCGTTGTTCACTCCGACTTGGAAAGGAGAGGTGGTCTAAAGCACTTGGGTGTTTGCTTGTTTTCTGATATTAGTTCTGTGGCTTTTGATTCAACATCAAATCATACTATTACTACTATCACAGAAACAAATGTTAAGTTATTTGAACTTAAGCAAGGTACAGGCTCACTAACTAGCTCAGGAACAAAAGAGGGTGGAACAATTATGTTTGAACACACTATTTCTGCTTATATACCAAATATGTCTGATGCACATATGTCTGCTATTGATACTTTAAGTAATGAGAACTTAGTTGTTTTTGCTACTGACTTCAATGATGTTACTTATGTAGTTGGTCTATCTAACAAGTATTCTCTTACAGGAGATATTTCAAATGACCAAATGTATGCTAGACTATCAGGTGTTGAAGCTGCAACAGGTGCTGCTTTAGGTGATGAGAACGGAGTTACATTAACATTTACTGCTATGTCAGGTGAGTTACCATACTTACTAACTCCTGCTGTAACTGTTGATGCTTCTGATGGCTCATACTCTATAGCATAATTATAGTAATTAAGATACACAAGTTAGGGGTTAATACCCCTAGCTATGTATTTTTTTAATATATTGCAATATGTATAAAGCAAAAGTAAAAAAAGGTGAGGCTCGTTTCAATAATATGAAAGGCTTTATGTGGGCAGATGCTACACAAGAAGAACTTAAAAAAGCCTATGAACTTGGTCACACAAAACACATAGAATTTGTAGAAGATGCAGCACCAAAGAAAACAAAAGGCAAAAAGAAGTCAAGTAAAGACAGTTCAGACAAAGAGTAGTTTTAATACTAAATATGCTTTCGTAAACATTAGTACACCTAATGTAGATAGAGAGGTAAAGCAAATAGATAGGGTAAGAGAAGAATATATACCATTTGGTAAAGACAATCTTTTCCCACAATATTTAGCAGATTTAAAAAGACATTCTTCAACACACCGTTCTGTACTTGCACAGAAAACTACTTTTACAACAGGTAGTGGATTTAAGACAGAAAACGACAGGTTAGCAGAGTTCATCTCTGATGTAAATGCTAATGGAGAATCTCTTAAGGATTGTTTTAAGAAACTAGCAGATGATTACTATACATATGGTAACGCCTACCTAGAAGGTGTTGTCTATGATGGTGGTATTAACTTTTATCATAAAGATGCTGCTACTGCCAGAGTTAGCAAAAACAAGAAAAGTATTTGCTTTCATCCTGATTGGGATAACTATAAGAGAAATCCTGAAAAGAAGCAGGTTATTCCTATTTATCCTAATATGTCTAACAGTAGTTTTGTGATACACTACAAGGACTATGAAAGTACATTTAGCTTCTATGGTTTACCTGACTATGTAGCTGCCTTAGAACACATTGCAATAGATTTTGAAATTGGCAAGTTTAATCATACGAACTTTAAAAATGGATTTAGTCCTTCTGCTATAGTTACTGTAAATGGTGACTTTGGTGAAGCTGAAGCAGAAAAGTTTGTAGAAACTGCTAAGGACACTTTAACAGGTAGTGGTAATAACTCTAAGATACTATTCTTAGTTAAGAACGCAGATGAAAGTAGAGGTACTGATGTTCAGATTCTTAACAACAAAGAGGATGGTGACTTCTTAGATTTACAAAAGCTAACTGACCAAAATATAATTACTGCTCACAGATGGCAACCTGCGTTAAGTGGTATTGTTTCTTCAGGAAAGATGAACAACACAGGTAGTGAGATTAGAATAGCTTATGAGTTGGCTATGTCAACAGTAATCAAAGATACAACTAACATATTGTTAGAGCCAATAAAAAGAGTGATTAACAAAGAGCTAGGTATAGATACAGAAGATTTAACTGTAATATATGAGCCACCAATATCATTCTTGTCTGACATAGACCCAAAACAAGTTCTTACTATAAACGAGCAAAGAGCTATGTTACATAAGGATTTAGCTAAGTTAGATGATGGAGATATGTTACTAGCAGATAGACAACTGATTAGAGTAGAGAAACAAGAAACTATAACAAGAAACTAATATGGGTAATGTAAGAAACTTAAATAATTTTGTTACTGCATCAGAAGTAATACAAAACTCTTTCACAAATCAAGCTACAGATACTGCTTTGATTAGTGATAGCATATTAGATATTGCAGAGTTAGCACACATCAAGCCTGAACTTGGTCTTGATTTTTATGAAGAACTTAAAACGCAAAATCATAACTCATCTCTTACTACTGATAACAATACACTCGTAACTGATTTTTTAAAACCTGCTCTTTGTTGGTTTGTTAGGTTTGAAGTTATGAATGAGATACAGTATAACACAACATCTGCAGGACTTGTAACAAACATATCAGAGTTTAGTAACCCTGTAAATGTAGAGCAGTTCAATCAGATGAAGCAAGATACATATAGAAAGGCAAAAGTTATGCTTGACGATATGATTGCTTTTATACAACACGAAGACCAAACAGGTAAATATCCTCTGTTTGGGCAGGATGGAGATTCGTCAATGCCTACTGTTGACCACGCTACAAAACTTAACGGAATAATATTTTACTAATGGCTACAAACTTTCCAAAAAAAGGTGATGACAAAAAAATTACTTTGCGTAATAGTGAAGAAAAGCAGTTTCCTTATGAGTTTGCTAAAAACTTAAAAGAGCAGCAGCCAAAGATATGGAAAGCAGGTGGTAACATTCGTGGTAATGATGCCTTTATGTTGTGGGGTAGAGCAAGAAAAGGTGAAGATACCGAATCTATACGAGCTTGGATAAAAGAAAGAGAGAGTTGGGCTAAAAGACATTTTAGAGATGGTCAAAAGTTCAAAGGTGATGCAGAGCCAAACTTGTCAAATGTAGCAGGTGTTGTAGCACAAATAAAGTGGGGTGTTGTTGGAAATCTTGGCGTTCAGGGAATGAAGGATGTGATATTAGAGCTAACAAAAAAATTAGAAGGCAGAAAAGATAATATGAAAAATAATATAGACCACGACTTACATATAGAGTTTAGTCAAGAAATGATGAAAGAGCTACACGAAAAAGGTGAGCTTGAAATGACAACTGATGAAATGGGTGAGCCAATAGTAATAAAATTTATGTATGATGCTAAAAAAACTGATGAGCCTATGAATGTAAGCCCAACAGTTAAAAAAGGTTTGCAGGGTAAGGTAGAAAAGCATAATGAAGATGTAAAGGACTTAAAGGTTGATTGGAATCCAAAAGTTACTTATGCTAAGTTAGAAAAAGTATTTGATAGGGGTATCGGTGCTTACAGAACAAATAGGCAATCGGTTAGACCCAATGTAAAATCTGAGGAGCAATGGGCATATGCTCGTGTAAATTCTTTTCTTTTTGTAATGCGTAAAGGTCGTTTTCAAGGTGGAACTCACGATACTGATTTACTTCCTGAAAAGCATCCAATGAAAAAGGCTATGAAAGAAACAGATAACGCAAGAAGAAACCCAAATTGTCCTGATGGATATGAGCACCAAATGCCTGATGGCTCTTGGATGTGTGGAAAAAGACATGGTGGTGGTGGCTACAGAAGTGAAGTAGATGAAAAAGAGCTTCTAAAGTTTCTTAATATAATGAAAGAAGAATTAGTAACAGAAATAAAAATAATTAAAAAAGATAAATAATGGCTTCAACAATAACATCAGCCACACTTACAGTTACCATACAAGAATCAATAACTCTTGGTGGAACTCAGTTTGGTGGCACAAGACAGCTAGAGATTTCAGGAATCAATGAGGCTTACAAAAGAATAGTAAAATGTGTTAATAGTCAAACAACAACTATTGCTACATTTAGTGGTAACGCTTTTGCTTCAGACAACGCTATAGATACCGAAGATGCAAAATATATAAGAGTTACAAACCTTGATGATACTAATTCTGTAGAACTAGCTATTGTTGGTGCTGCAACATTGTATCAAGTAAGATTAGGTGCAGGTGAATCACATATTTTAGGAGCTCCTGATGACATTATGTTAGCAGAGGCAGATACAAGCCCCTCTTTTGGAACAATGTCTGATATAGCGAGTATCAAGGTAAATCCTGCAAGTAATGATGTAGATGTAGAAATTTTAGTAGCTTCAGTATAATATGGCAAGTAATTTACATAGTAGTTTAGATGATAGTCAGTTGCATAACCCAAAAGGTTTTGCTAATGCTGCAAATAATACATATCTAACAAAAAACTCAAGTGGCTTAGTAGAGTGGTCAGCAAATAAAACAAGGCATTATATATCTACAGGTGGATATCATAATGGTAGTGGTGACGCAGGAACTTGTTATGCTAAACAATTCTCTGCAGATTATCATAACTTAAATGTTGCTGTTGACCCTTTAGATGCAACAAATAATACATTAAATATTGGAATGAAGTGGGCACACATGCACTCAGAGTTTGTTTGTTGTCACTCAGGAACAGTTACTAAATGGGTTTGTATGCACGGTGGTAGTGCTAGTGCAGATTGGGATTTAGAATTATATAAGGTTTCTGTTACATCAGGTACAGGTGCTAATGTAAACCCTACAAAGTTAGGTCAAACATTAAATTTAACAAATAGTGCAAGTGGTAATAAGTTTGTTACAAAAGTGGAGATGGGCTTGACAGGAACATTAACATTTGAAGAAAATGATGTTTTAATACAGGTGTTAAAAAAACAAACTGCAGGTAGTAAATCTATTTGGTGGAACGGAACTTTAGAATTAACTTTTGATTATTAAGATATGAAAACTTTACTTGCTCAAAATGCAGATGTTTTAGGATTGAATAGTGTAACTCTTTTTATATCTCTTACAGAGGTTGAGCAAGTATTACAGATTTTATTATTGTGTATATCCATTATATATACTACACAAAGATTTATAGATTACAAAAATGGCAAGAAAGGTAGTAAGTAGTTTTATAGCAAAGCCAAAAGTAAAGCGTAAAGGAGTTCATTCCAAAAATGCATCTAAAGGTAAAAAAGGATATAGTAAAAAATATAGAGGTCAGGGAAGGTGATACAAAAAGATTTGACACTATCAGTAGGTAATATTATTTGGATAATAGGTATAATATTTACAATGGGTATTGCTTACAGTCAAATAGCACAACTTGATGAAGACATAAATGTTCTAGACAAAAGACTTGAAAAAAAGATTAAGATAATTAACGAGTGTGAAGATAGAATAGTAGAATTAGAAAAAGAAATAGCAACAATAAAAAATTGTAAAAATGATTGAAAAACTAAAAGTATTGGCGTGTATATTATTATATAAAATATCATTTAAAAAAGTTTGTTTTGGTAACTGTAAATACTGTAATTTATAATGGAACAAGCTTTACAACTTATCGAAGGTTATGGACTTCCTTTAGTTTTATTATTGGGGGCTTTGTATGCTCTTTATCGTTTCCTAGTTTTTTCTTTATATGAAGTAAAAAATCAATTTAGCCGACATCACGAAAGAGCAGCAGATAATATAGAGGAAATGAAAAAGAAGATAGATATTATCTTAGAGTTTATTAAGAAAAACAGTTAGTATGGACTTAGTTGTGTATAGATTTAGTAGTGAATCAGATAGCACAAATGGTCTATTATTTGAAAAAACCGAAAGCTTTGGGCTTCGGTTTTTGTGTTATACATTGGAAGACGAACATAGAGTTTTAAAGGTAAAAGGTGAAACAAGAATACCAAAAGGAAAATATTTTATACAGTATAGAAAAGAGGGTGGCTTCCATAATAAGTATAGTAAGCGTTTTTCTAATATACATAAAGGAATGTTGCAAGTTATGGATGTTCCGAACTTTGATTACATTTTGTTACATTGTGGTAATACTGATGAAAATACTGCAGGATGTTTGCTTCTCGGTGATTCGCAAGAGAACAATCAAATAATTAAAGATGGATTTATTGGTAAATCTACCAACGCCTACAAAAGGGTTTACAATGAAATATCTAAAGAATTAGAAAGTGGTAAAGAAGTAACCATAGAATATGTAGACTTTGACAAACAGTTTTAAGGGTATATAAAGGGTTTACAAACCCTATATAATAAAGATAAATATAAAGATAAAGATATGAGTATTTTAGGTAAGATATTTAGTAGTGGTGCAAAAGATTTAGTAGAAAGTGTAGGTAGTGCTATAGATAAGATTCATACAAGTTCAGAAGAAAAAGAAATGATAAAATCAGAAATAAAGCAAAAGATACTAGATTATGATTACAATATACAAAAAGAAGTTACAAAGCGTTGGGAAGCAGATATGCAGGGTAATTGGCTCACTAAATCTATTAGACCTCTTAGCCTGGCCTTTATGCTTATTATCCTTACTGTATTTACTCTCGTTGACTTTGGTTATGTTGACCTACATATTAAAGACAGTTGGATTGACCTTTGGCAACTTTTAGCACTCACAGCCTTTGGAGCATACTTTGGGGGAAGGTCTGTTGAAAAAATTAAAAAGAAACTCTAACAATTTCTAATTTATTTATAAATATATACTTATATTTGGCACTCCAAATAAGCTATATTCAGCTTATCAATGTTTTAGGGTTAGTAAAAAAGTGGGATTTCCGTTTGATTTCTCACTTTTTTTTATATATTGCCACAACCAATAAAACAATTTAATGAAAAAGGTTTATGGTAAAAGACTAAGGCTTACTCCACAAGAAGTTGAAATGGTGGAAAACCATAGAAACACTAGCAATGTAGGAATCATAGGAGACACTCACGAGCCTTTCTGCCACCCTAATTATAGAGATTTTTGTTACGAAGTATTTAACAGATTTGGTGTTACTCAAATAGTACACATTGGAGATGAGGTAGATAATGCTGCTCTATCATATCACGAAAAACATACTGAAATGCCAAACGCTGAAAGCGAAGCAGAGAAGGCACAACTAGCTATGGAGAAGTGGTATAAAACATTTCCTGAGGTAAAAGTTTGTGTTGGTAATCATTCTGCTCTACCATTTAGACAGGCTACAACTGCAGGTATTCCTAAAAGATTTATGAAGTCTTATGAAGAAATATGGAACGCACCTAAAGGTTGGAAGTGGCAGTTGCAATGGCAAATAGACAATGTATTATATGAACACGGAACAGGAAGTAGTGGAGCAAGAGCAGCAGTTAACAGAGCTACTGCTAATAGACAATCTACAGTTATAGGACATTGTCACTCATTTGGTGGTGTAAACTATATGGCCTCTCGTAATGATTTGATATATGGTATGAATGTGGGGTGTGGTATTGATGTAGATGCTATGGCTTTTTCATATGGTAAAAACTTTCCAAAGAAGCCAACTCTTGGTTGTGGTGTAGTTCTTGACGAAGGAAAGACTGCATTATTTATTCCTATGGACTTAGGAAGTAGAATAGTACATATCTAAAAAAAAGTAAAAAAAACATAAAAAAGTTTGGTGGTTTGTAAATTTGTTGTATATTTGCAGAGTATTAACCCACAAAAACAGAATTTATGTTGAAAGAACTATTCGAAAAATCCCTGCCAAACTACTACGAGCAGGTCTCAAACAAAGAGGTATATGTATATATGTCTAATGTTGAGCAAGTAATTGAAGAAGCAAAAGATAGAATTAAGAATCTGCAAACAAAAGCTCATAACGAGGAAAGGTATGATGAAGCACACGCATATCATATGGCGTGGCTAGAGTTAGCTTTTATATCTACAGAGATTCTATCAAAACAACTAACCTCAGAAATAAAAAAATAGTTATGTCAGAAATTAAAAAAGAAACTAGAAAGGAAGCACTAAGAAGATTGTTTGAAGCAAATGGTCTTGTGCAAGAAGATGTTTATAAGGACAAGCGTGGTTTTGTTATTATTACAAGAACAGGTATTGATAAGATTGTAAGCAATCGTTCTATACAACTTGAGTATGAGCCCATTGTAATGGAAAGGGATTGGGTTGTGCTAAGATGTGTTGCTCAAATGGTAAAGGGCAAAGAAGTTGGTATGACTAAAGTAGAAAGCTTTGGTGAGTGCTCACAGGAAAACACTATGGGTCTAGCAGGTAAATATCCTGTTGCTATGGCAGAAAAGAGAGCTAAGTCTAGAGCAGTATTGATGCTTACAGGATTCTATGAGCAGGGGATATATGGTCAAGACGAAATGATGGATAGCTAATGGATTGGATAGATGATTTATTAGATGATAGATGTGATTTGTATCAGATTAGTATTATAGAGGGTCTGATGCAAACCTCATCTGTTGCAGATGAATATAAAGATATTGACTTTGAAAATGTTTCTATACTGAAAGCAGAAGAAATTATAGAGCATCTTTATGTAAACGACAATCCAAGAGACCCAAAGGAACAATACAAAAGAATGTTTAGATATGGCAATTAGAAAACACGCTATGACAAAAGAGGGTGCAATACTTTGCATCACTAGACATCAAGTGAAAGAGCTTGATAGTAAAAATATACAAGGGATAAGAAAAACTTTTTTAGACTTGTATATGCAACTAGAAGACAGTAAGATAGAGGAGCTGTATAAAAAAACCTTTGATGTTGAATTAGTAATTGTAGAATAAAAATGAAAAATAAAGCAAGAAATGATTTTGAAATAATGCTAAGAACTCTTGGTATAACTAAGAAAAGATTTGGTGAAATCACAGAAACAAAAGGTACTACTGTAGATAAGTATCTTGCAAACCCATCTTTGTTAAGGGTAAAGCACATACAATGCTTGGCCAATGCAGATGAAATAGAGTGTGATGAAAATGAATTGTTAACTTATTTAATAAAGTAAAATGGAATTAGAAGGAAAGTTAGAAGCTAAATACGAAACAAAGAAGTTTCAAAGTGGTTTTAAGAAAAGAGAGTTTGTGATTAACACAGGTGGTGATTACCCACAGACAATAAAACTAGAAGCACATAAGGATAATATAGATAAGCTTGATGGTGTAAGTGTTGGTGATTTTATCAAGTGCTCTATCAATATAAATGGTAGGCTATGGGAAGGCACATACTACAATAACATTGTAGCTTGGAAGATTGATTCAGATGCAAAACCAAAGCAAGTGCAAAAAGATGAAGACGATGGTCTTCCCTTTTAATTAAATATTTAGTTATGGAAGAAAACATTTTAATGAGAGAAGAAATTTCACTACTAATACATAGTGTTCAAAGAACTATTATAAAGCTTGAGCAGTATAAAGACGACAGTAGTGAGTTAGTAAGAAAACACAGAATGTTACTTAAAAGATTACTAGAGATTGAATATAATATGATAAAATAAATAAGTAAATATGAATAATGAATTAGCAAAGCTAAAACAAATTATATCTATACAACTAAATATACCTAGAAGTGCTTTAGATAAAAGTTGTAGAGAACAAGAGTTTGTTAGAGCTAGAGTAATATACTCAAACATATTGATGAGAGAGCTACAGATACCTATTGGTAAGATGAATCAGTATCTTAATAAAGACAGAAGTAGTTTTTATCATTATCAAAAGCAACACAATAACTCATACGAATACCCTAAGTTTTATCAAGACTACATTGATGACTATGAAAAGGTTAAGTCTATGTTCTTGGGAGACCAAGATGTTATGCTGAAGCGTTGGGAAGTTGAGTTTGAAAGATTGAGTAAGGCAAGGGCAGATATAAATGCTAGATTAGATAAGATTGAAAAAGAGATGGTAGATGTAGGATTGTAAAATATTTACTATCTTTGTAAAATTATTAACCCTAAAACAAATAATTATGGCAAAAAGAATGACCGATACGGACAAGTGGAAGAAAAGATTTGTCCGTGACCTATCACCACAACACAAACTTCTGTGGTTTTATATACTTGACGACTGCAATCACGCAGGAATATGGGAAGTAGATTTAGAGGTGGCTTCTATTAGAATAGGTGAAGATTTAGAGTATGATATACCTGCAGAGGATATGCTTCCAAAATCTTTTTTAGAAAAAATACAAATATTTGATAATGGCGACAAGTGGTTTATACCTGACTTCATTGACTTTCAATATGGCGAACTAAATCCAAACTCTAATGTTCACAAATCAGTAATACAGTTATTGGAAAGATATAACCTTGAAGGGTATGTGAAGGGTTTACAAACCCTACCTGATACCGTACAAGATAAAGATAAGGTTATAGTTAAAGATAAAGCTAAAGCTAAAAGGTTTGTTAAGCCAACTTTAAATGACTTAGAACATTATTGTATTGAAAGAAACAACAAGGTTGATATTCAAAAGTTCTTTAACTATTATGAAAGTAATGGTTGGAAGGTAGGTAAAAATCCTATGAAGGATTGGAGGGCTGCAGTTAGAACTTGGGAAAAGAATACCAAAGAAGAAACAAAAAGCAAAGTAGAACAGTCTCTTAACACTTGGCAAGAGGCAAGACATATGATAAACAATGGATAAGACTAGACAGATATGGTATAGATTTAGTAATGACATAGAACAACTTAATCTAGATTGTGTTGACTTACTTAGCAAGTGTTATATGATGTTGGGGCAAAGACCTGACACACAACAAGTTGTAATGATGGCTAAGTTCTTAGTAGATGATTTATCAAGGTACTATGGCTCTATGGATATGGATGAAGTTTCATTTGCATTTGAACAGGGTATAAGAAACTCTGAGCACGGTGGCTTTATCAATGTTCGTAATTGGAACATATGGCTCAAGGAACACAAGTCCAAAGCACAATTAAATAGACAACAAAAGTTAATAACCGACTATCAAAAGCATCAAAGAAATCAAAAGCTTATTGATGCCACGATAACTAAAGCAAAAAGAATAGATGACACAAAGAGATAAAGTATTAAGACACCTTGAGCACTATGGTACTATAACACCATTAGATGCATTTAGAGACTATGCAATAATGAGATTGAGTGCAATTATATTTAACCTAAGAGACGAGGGGTATAACATTAAGTCTGACACAGAAAAAAGCACAAATAGATTTGGTGAGCCCTGTAAATATGCTAGATACACATTGGAAAGACAATATCAACAAGCACAACTATTTTAATTTTTATGTAAAAAAGTTTGGTAGTTACGAAATAATTTCTTACCTTTGTACTATTATTAACCCTAAAACACTAATATATGACAGACAATTATTTGTCCTTACTCAAGGACACCCTTTCAATTCAGACTACATCAGGCAAAGAAGACAAGATGATTGCTTACATCAGGCAGTTTGTTTCTAAGTATGTTCCTGATGCAGTTGTAAAAGTAAAAAACAGAAATGTATATGTAACCAAAGGACAGGCAGAATACTATCCTTGTATTGTTGCACACACAGATACAGTACACGATATGTACCAAGACTTCGGTATCTACAACAGAGATGGCGTATTGTTTGCTTTCAGTAATGATGTAGAGCAGCAGGTCGGTATCGGTGGTGACGACAAGGTTGGTGTATGGATTGGTTTGCAGATGCTTCTTGACAAAGATGTTGTCAAGTGTGCTTTCTTTCATAGTGAAGAAGTTGGTTGCATTGGTAGCTCTGCTGCAGATATGTCTTTCTTCAAAGATGTTGGCTACTGCTTTCAATCAGACCGTAGAGGTAATCGTGACTTTGTCAGAGACATCTATGGCGTACAACTATTCAGCGAGGACTTCTCTCTTGCTATATCCAAGACACTTCGTACACACGGCTACAAAGAAACATCAGGTGCATTGACAGATGTGTATCAACTCAAGCTAAATGGCTTAGGGGTATGTGTTGCTAATATGTCTAGTGGTTACTATGCACCACACACGGACAAAGAGGTTGTAGATGTTGCAGATGCTATCAACTGCTTTGACCTTATATCAAATCTCATTGATGTTCTTGGTTGCAATCTGTATCAACACAAAGCCAAAAGAAAAAACATATCCTTTAAGAAAAGAAAGTATAATTGGGACTATGACTTCAACTACGAGCCAAGCTATTGGAAAGATGAGCTAGATAATTGGAACGAATCGTTTGGTGTTAAAAAAAAAGAAAAGGAAGAAGACATAGGTGATTTACAAATCATAGGTAGTTGTGAGTATTGTTTAGATGAGGTCTATGGCTCTAACGATATGGGGGATGACTATGGGTATTGCAATGGGTGTGATTGCCTTATAGGAAGGGATATGATACAATCTTACGACTAATGGAAACTATCCTTATAATTTTCTTGTCTATTATTACTTTATACCTTATATTTCAGCACAGATGTATTGTTGCAGAGGTTAATGACTTACATTATCAGATAGATGAATTGAAGTCAACATCTCTGTATAATGCAGAAAGAATTAGAAAGCTTGAAATCGAAGGACATAAAAGTAAGGTTAACAGAAGAAAACATACAGATAAGTATAGTAGAATACTTAAAACTACAATATCCAAATCTGTTGTTTACTGCAACAATGGGTGGTCAGTTTCAAAGACACTACTCACAAAGGTTAAAAGCAAAGCGTACAGGATATTTGAAGGGGGTATCAGACCTTCTTATATTCGAGCCGAGAGGTGGGTATTGTGGTTTGTTTATAGAGTTAAAGCGAGACAGAAAGTGTTATCCTACTGCAGAACAAAAGCGATTTATATCAAGGGCTTCGGACAGGGGGTACTACGCTACCTGTGCAAAAGGTTTCAGCGAGTGCAAAGAACTAATTGATAAATACTTAAACGAAGAACTATGAGTAAAAGTAAATACTACTATGACTACACACGAAACTGTTCCTGTGGGGGTGCTTGTCTGTGCAGAAGAATAGATGATGACAACCCTGATATTCCTGATTACTATAA